TCCTTTAATATATTTAAGTAACTTATCGCTACGTCAAAAGACCCTGTATTACTTGACTGAACAGTCATCGTTGTATTACCTTCTACAATAAGAGGTTGGGTCAATAATTCTGTAGTAGTATCTGCTGTCAATGCAGCAGTTTTAATTGCTGTAATACTATTGTTAGTTACAGTAACCGTAGGTGTTGAAGCAGAAGTAACAAGAATTGATTTAATAATTATAGTCTCATTAATTTTTGGTACACCTGTGCCAAATAAATTTAAAGCATTACCAGTAGTATCGTTATCTATTCCTACAAATTTATATTGGTTTACTACTGCCATTATTCTAAAAAGAAACTTTTAGCTTCTATCTCCTGTTTTACTTCTTCTTGAAAAGATGTGTTTAATTTTGTAATTACACCATCAAGATCCCTGACTAATGATTGTAAATTTCTTTGTGTATATTCAGGTGCCGCTCTAGTTAATGATTGTACAAGTTTAGCCATTATATTAATCTGTTTTCTACTTGTCTTAATACTTCTTTATCAAATCCAGATAAATCAACACCAGCATTACTTAAGAAGTTTTTAGCTACACCATCACCATTGTAATCAGCGAACTCAATGTCGTTAATAAATATTCTTCGACCACTTGTATCTAGAGAATAAACTACTGGTATCTTATCAATCTTAACTGCAAATGGGCTGTCTTTGACCATAATAAATCTACCATCTTCTTTAACATAGTGACTACCAGCAACTGTAACACCTTTGTAATCATGTATTTCATCTGTTGCTTTAAATTGGAATACACCTGTAACTTCACCACCTTTGGTTTGATCACCAAGTTGTATTTCTTTAATTTTTTTCTCAGAGCCATCTGCCATTTGAACAGGTGTGCTTGGATCGAAACAATAGTATCCTTCATTCTCACTTGTCATTGCTCCACTGGTACCACCCGGATTTCCAGCGTCCTGCATGCCTGGTCCAGACGGTTCGTTTTGTTCTTTAATAGCGTCTTGAATACCTTTAGCCTCTTCATTTGAAATTTCATTTGTTTTTGCAATTTTAATATTATCTATAATATCTGTTGGATCAACACCGGCTTCAATAGCTTCATTTCTTAATCTTTTTTGATAATCTAATACTTGTTTAGCATAAGTGCTATTTATATTTTTTATTTTATTGTAAGTTGCTTCATCTAAAACATCATTTTCAAGATCTATATTTCCCAAACCATATTTCTCTTGTATCTTATCACTATTATAAAAATCTTGAAGTTCATCTATTCTCTCAGCCATTCTATTCGTATAATCAGGTCCTGTAGGATCTCCAAAAATACCGAAAAGACCATCATTTCTTTGTCCTGTAAATAAACCATATTCATCTCTCATACCGGTGTTTCCATATCCTGCATTATCGACAGTGTATTTACTTTGTAAACTTTTTGGGCCGCTTGATTTAGATGCAAAACCTTTTAATATTCCTAAAGGAATAGATAATTGAGGGGGCATAATTGCACTAAGTCCTAATGAAGTTAAAGCAGCGTTTTTTCCTTTACCAAATATATTAGAGAAAAAACCGGTTTCCTCTTCGTCATCTTCTCCATATGGATTACTTCCTTGAACCATTATTGATTCTTCATTTAATGCAGGATCACCTGTTTCATTAATATTAAAAACATCTGGTGTAGATCTAAGTGTTTCATTTACAAAAGTTGGAGATTCTTTATAGTCATAACTAGGTTGAAATCTTCCTGTTGAAGGATTGTAAACCATACTTTTAGGAGTTCCATAATAAGCTCCTTCCATTTCCACTGGATCACTAGTTATTCCATAATCATAGTTAGGTGTAAATGTATTAGCAGTATTTTCAGATGTATTAGGCACATATGGCGAATAACTAAAATCTGTTATAGCATTAAAATCACCGCCGCCACCAGCGTTTGCAAAAGCATTTGTATTTACAATACCTTCATCTGTTACAACATTATCATCTTGAGTTGGAAGATTAAGACCTAGTCTATATTTTTCTTGAGGAATATATTGATATTTTTTAAATAATTCTTGATCTGCTAAGTTATAAAATTTAGGTGGCATTATCTCATTCCTCCCGGTGCAATGTCTAATCTAAATGTACCAAGTTTCCAGTCTTGACCGGTTCCTGTATTAGATACTTTTAATGCAACAGACCTTGCTCGTACTCTTGTACTTTTAAAAGTTGTGCTTGAAGTAACTGTAAAGTCTGTAGTAACGGATGTACTATTAGGATAATTTCTAGTTGTAAAACTAACTTGTGTGTCACCAGTTTGATTAATAAAGTCTGGAATAAATCTCATAATTCTCATAATATATTCACCATCTCCTCTAAGATCAGGTGTCCCTACTGTTTGACCTGTCGTACTTCTTTTTTGTGTAATATCAAAATCACCAGAAACAATGTTAGCCGTAACTGCAGTAATTACACCACCTGCATTTTCTTGATCGGTCCCTGTTTCGTGCTGATAGTATATACTACTTCCGTCCACATTGCCAGTAACATCATACGAAGCATTGTCACTAGGATCATAAAGTGTTGCATGAGGTTTATCATATACAGCAGAATCCTCCCAGGCAGATCTATTCAATGTCCCTGTGGTCCAAATAGGTCTTTGGGTTGTAGAATCTAGATAATTATAGGTAACAACCCTATCTACTGTAGCTGCATTAGCTGAACAATAGAACCAGTTGATCTCTCCAAAAAGGTTATTAACACCTGCATTAATTAAATCTCTAGGTACTGAGTTTAAACTATCATAAACAAAATCTTCAACTAAACATGGAAGAGATCTTAGTTGACCATCGTAATTAAAGAAACCGTTTTCCGACATCCAATAAGCAGAACCATCAACTTCAACCGCAGCATTTTTACCAATTAATCCGCAGTTAGTACCTGCTTGTGCAAATGCAAAAGTAAAAGGTGATCCAACAAATTGCATTAAAAATAGTGAGGTATCTGTCCAAATATATATGGCATCTCTACCTTTAATTGCAGACATGATTTTAGAACCCGCAGCAAGTCTTTGTGAACCTGCAGTATTGTTAGCTGTAATGGTATAGTTATTAATATTTTCTTGATCAGAGAATCTTATAAACATGTCATCTTGTGTAGTCTTATCTCCTATTTCAGTTTCTGTTCCAAAGAAAACCAAATGTCGATCTGGGGTTGATACCAGTACATGACGCGATGCAGTTGGTGCACCGGTAATAATAGTTGCTCTATTAGCTACTGCATTTGGAGCTGCAGCATCCCATTCAAAACATTCTCTATTATAAATAAGTGCAATTAATTTTGTACCATAATTATCTAAAACCCATAAACCAGGATTTAATGTAAACTGTGTAGTAGATGAAGCTTGTCCCCATCCATTGTAATTTGTAACATTGGTAACAGCAGCACCAGCACTATGGGTTGCAGCTGTACTACCATTAGCACCTCTGGCACCACCAGTTAAGGTCCCTGTTGCCGTATTATTTGCTGTGTATGTAATAAATTCTGTACCTATTTGTATTGTACCCGAAGAAGGAAAAGCTGCAGAACTTGTTAAGACAACAGTGGTTCCAGTTGTATTTGTTAAAGCAGTTGCAAGAGTTGTTGTTGCAACACCATTAACTACACCACCGAATAAACCTGTACCCCAACCAAAACCAGATTGTTGTTTAGCAGGTCCAACACTATAATAATATAATGCATCAGCAGACCCTGCACCTGATAAAGGTGTGCCTGATTCTGTAGTTGCCATTGTTATAGTAAAAGTTGTATTGTTTGGAACAGAAGTTACCATAAACTTTTTACCTTCAAATGTTGCGTTGGTAAAAGTAGAACCAGATAGTCCTGTAACATTTTCAAACATTACGATGTCATCATCGTCTAACGGCACAGACGTAGAGACTGTTACTGTTACAACGTTTGAACTTGATGTACTTGTAAATGTTGCGCCTGAAACAGTTTTTTCTATAGGATGAATATCGTAATACGATCCTTCAGAAAAAACATAAAGAATTCTATTAGTGCCAATTGCAGAATATTTTATACCAACATTATCATCCCAATTATGAATTGCTCTTGCGGCACCTGTTAATTTATCACCACCTAGTTGATCCCAGCCACCAATTTTTTCAGGAGTACCGTATCTAAAACGTACATTATCTCCATCAAACCATTGACCTTCAGCCCCGGTCTCTGTAACTTGTTTATTAAATCCTGGTGCAAATCCTAGTTTCTGTAGCATAAATTAATCCCTAGTTTAAAATATACTAGAATACTAGTTATATCAACATGTGTTATGGGTAAAAATTAAACTATTAAGCAGTATATGCTTTACCAGAATCGATAGCTGCATTAACCTCAGTCATGTCTTCATCTGTCCAGTAATCTTTAGCAACCATAAGTTCTAAATGCTCAACATTTCTGTCAACTGTATCTTGTTTTTCAGTTGACTCGTTATCAACCATTTTAGAACCATCAATAATACCATTAATTAATTCTACAGAATGACCCATAGCTGTGTAATCTTGTGCGATTTCCTCTGCTGTTTTTACTTCATCTGACATAATTTTTCTCCTTATATTGTTGCGCAAGCAACGGTTTTAGTTCTATCAAGTTTCCTAAAATTATCAATAATTATTTGTGGTTCTATCATATTATTTCTAGGGTCACTATCATTAAATTTAGCCTCATCCCATTTATCTTTCATATGAAAATGTAAGTTTTTATTATGAGAGTAACCAAACTGAGTCCACCTCGTACTGCCCCAAATAACAACACCAAAAGCTTTAGCTGATGGTGAAAAGTGCTGTAAACAACTGTCAATACTAACAAACCCTTCAGCACCTTTTAACATTTCATGAATCTGGGCCCAGTGTAAATCACATCTAATCGTACCTTGATAGTGTGGTTCGTTAGGTAAAACACAATTAATAATGGTTGTATCTTTATACTCTTCAAGTAACATATTGACTACTTGTTGAGCAAGGTAGGGTTGATAGTTTCTATTTGGATTAATATTTGTATATTGAACGTTATCTCCATAATTCCATTTAGGTTGGCCACCTGAAAACTGAATCATTATATACTTACCAATCTCATTATCAGCTAACCATTTAGTAACAGACGCCTTGTGGTTATCTGTATAAAGTTTACCTGTCATAGATCTATTAAAATCTACACCGTGATGTTCACAGTAACTTTCAATAATATGTTGTTTACCAAATTGAAAATTTGATTTGTATGGCTCACAATAAAATATATTATCAGACGCCATAATCCTTGGATCTTGTAATGGTATTGTTTGCTCTAATGCAAGTTTAACATCTGGATTACCTGCAAAGCAATCGATGTACGGAGTATAGATTTGCACTTCCGATTTTTTTCTTAGTTTAGGTAGTAAAGCAGTGAACGCGGTACATTTACCGACACCACCCTCTACGACGTACGTATTAAGCATTTGTATTCCTTTCGTTTATTATTTATCTTCTAATTCTTTTATTCTTTTTGTCAATTCTTTTATTGCATTAACTAATACAGGAACTAAATGTTCACCTCTGTATTTTAAATTTTCAGGGTCGTGATTGTCTATTATAACAGGATTATCTCCCTCAAGAGCAAGAATATCTTGTGCTTTAAAACCATATCTTACGTCTCCTGTAGGTGTTGGATCTTCTCTTGATTTTTTAAATTGAAATGAAACAGGATCTAATTGATTAATAAAATCTAAACCATGTGTAACTTTATCAAAATTTGTTTTGTCTCTTAAATCAGAAGTAACTGTAAATGCTATTTTTATAAAAGCATTAGTGCTACCATTATTACCAAGTACAATATTACCAGCATCACTTCCTGTGATTTCTTTTACTGCATCTACACCAGAGTTAATTCCAAGAGTAGTATTATTATTTCCACTAACTGCATTAGCACCAGCAAATCTACCAATAAAAGTATTACCTTCTGTAGTAGTTAATTGACAACCAGCTTCTGGACCCACAAGAACATTTTTAAATCCTGATGTAATTGAATACCCAGCATTTTCTCCAATAGAAACATTACAATATCCTGTGGTGTTAGAGAAACTTGTATTTAATCCTACACCAACATTCCTGCAACCTGTTGTATTTTTACAAAGTGATTGTCTTCCAACTGCTACGTTAAAATCTGGTGTTGAACCTGTATTTGTATATAATGCTTTATAACCTACAGCAACATTACCATCTCCAGTTAAATTACTGATCATAGCTTGAGTTCCAACTGCTGTATTACAAAGACCAGTAGTATTACTCTGTAAAGCACCTACTCCCAAAGCAGCATTATCATTTCCTGATGTATTACTTGATAATGAAGTACGACCAACACCCGTATTGTCACTACCATCTGTATTAGCATCTAAAGAAAGAGCACCTACAGCTGTATTTCTTGTTCCTGTTGTGTTAGGATATAGAGCACAAAAACCAACTGCTGTGTTATTATCTGCTGATGTATTTTCACCTAAAGCATATCTACCTACTGCAACATTACCTGTTCCTGTTGTATTACAAGACATTGAGTTACTTCCAATTGATGTATTAGAATC